ATTATCGTCTACAGTAGGTAGTTTTGGTAGTGTAATTGGCGATGCTGCAGGCAATGTAGGCGAAACAATAGGTTCTATAGGTAATGAAATAGGATCACTTGCAAGTAAATTTACTGGCGGCACTCTTGCAGGCGGCATAGAAAACCTAGCAGGTCAAATAGCAGAAGGTGCAGGCGCACTAAATGATTTTTTAAGTTTAAAACGTGGTGCTAATTTACCTAAAGGCGGAGAACTTTTTCAATCATCAGGAGAAGGTATACAAGTTATACCTAAAAACGGTGAGGACTGGCGTGTTAGAATTGCTTGTGATTGGAGTTTATTCCCTAATAACCCTCAATTTCAACTATTACAAAAGTCAGCGGGAGTAGTTTTTCCTGTACTTCCTGTGATTACTTTCTCTACTAAAGCAAACTATACACAAATTGATCCTATTCACAACAATTATCCATTCCAGGCTTACAAAAATTCACAAGTTGATGAAATAATGATCAATGGTACTTTTGTTTGTGAAGATGAAACTCAAGCAGCATACTGGATAGCAATGACAACATTCTTTAAAACAATGACCAAGATGTTTTTCGGTCAAGGTGCAAATGTAGGTGCTCCACCACCAGTGTGTAGATTAACAGGATATGGTGCAAGCATCTTTGATAACGTGCCAGTTGTAGTAAAATCGTTCTCAGTTGATTTCGACAACGATGTACAGTACAAACGCTGTAACGCCTTTGGTACAAACACATGGGTACCGATTACAAGTAGTGTAAACATAAACGTACAACCGGTTTACAACAGAAGAAATTTAAGACAGTTTAGTTTGGTTGATTATGCTAAAGGAAATTTAAAAACACCATCAGGCAAGGGGTACTTATAATATGGCAATTTACAAACAATCGTCTCCGTATCATGCAACACCTGCAAATAGTTTGTATCTTGAGTTATTAAGCATCAGACCTGTACCAGCACAGGCGGACGATTACTTATATACTATTGAGAATCAATATAAAAGACGTCCTGATTTATTAGCATACGATTTATACGGCGACGCTAAACTATGGTGGGTATTTGTGCAAAGAAATATGGAAACAATTAAAGATCCTATATATGATTTTGTTCCAGGAACGAAAATTTATATACCTAAAGAATCTAATTTGCAAAGATTTTTAGGAGTCTAGCATGGCTGACTTGAAAGAGTACAGAATTCAATCCACTGGTAGTGCCGCTAATTTTAATATTACTGACGAAACTAGAAAGCAACCTTACATTACCACAAGAATTAATGGTAAAGACGCTAAGGTGTACGGCACCAAGGAGCAACTAGACAACTATCAGAACAAGAAACCAGATGGTACAAAAAAACAACCGTCAGCACAAGACACTGCAATTACCAAAGCATTTGTTGAGAAGTTTAAAAAAGAATTAGGCGCAAAAACAGATCTAGATAAAGACAAAAAGGAAGACGAAAAGAAAAAACCACCAGAGGCATCTAATGCAGGATCGTCAGGTACAAATTTAAATGGCATAGTACCAAATCCTCTAGGACAGTTTGCTAGTGTAAACCATTTATGGACTATGGCAGTCCTTACACCTAAGCAATTTAATAATCCTAACCTATATAGAAATGCAGTTGGTATGAGTTTTGCAAATCAATCATATGATGTTTTTTCTACAGTAGATGTTGAAACTAATATCGATGGAATAAAAGCAACTTTCTCAGATACTAGGACAGCAAGTTTGCAATCTAGTATTGTTTTTAGTAGTGCAGGTAGAGGCGACGCAGAAAGAGTAAACACAAAATACGGCAAGCCAGAATACTTTGTAGATAATTTTAATATGACATCTATAATTGCTGCAACTCCTAGAACAGGAAATCAAAATGCAATCAACTTTACATTTGATATACTAGAACCTTATTCCATGGGATTGTTTTTGCAGAGTTTACAGAATGCCGCAATTAAAGCAGGCTACTCAAATTACTTAGATAGTCCGTTTTTGTTAAAACTTGATATTATAGGTTTTGATGAATCTTCTAAAATTAAAAAAACAATTAAACCTAAATTTTTTATTTTAAAATTAAAGAAAGTTACCTTTAGTGTAGATGAAACAGGAAGTAAGTATGCTGTAGAAGCATATCCTTATAATCATCAAGGATTCTCAGACACTGTAGATACAGCATTTACAGATATTAATATAGGTATAACAACTGGAACTGCACCAATGCCCCAAGAAGAAAAAGGCTCGGTTAGAGATCTTTTAGCAACCGGAGGAAGCAGTTTAGTTGCTTTGCTTAATAAAAATGAAGAAATGGCAGTAAAGCAAGGTAGATATGATGTAAAAGATAGATACGAAATACATTTTCCAGAAAAGTCTAGTCAACGATTTAGTAATCAAAACCAATCAAGTAATGATGCTAATGCTGGCGCAACTTTTAATCCTGCCGACGCTGGTGAAAAATCAGTAGGCGGAACAGAAGTTGATGCAACAACAAGTCAAAACATAGGTAACAATCCCATTGCTAAATCTAAATTTGGGTTTAATGTAAAACGTGGTGGTAACTTTCCTTTCAAGACAGACAAAGATGTTGTTGACGAAGAAACAGGTCGTGTAAAAAGAGGCATAATGCAAATTGATGAAAGCGCAAGGTCTTTTCATTTTACACAAAAACAAAAATTAACAGATATCATTACACAAGTTATACTAAGTTCTACATGGGCCAAAGAAGCAACCCAAAAGGCTACAAAAGCAGACGGTATGATAGACTGGTTTAAAATTGATACGCAGATTGAATTTTTAGAGTATGATGCCTCAATCGGTGACTTTGCAAAAAAATACGTTTATAGAGTTGTGCCATTCAAAGTGCATTCTAGTATATTTGGTAATCCTAATGCAATTCCTCCAGGGTATGATATATTAGAAAAAAATATTGTTAAAAAGTACGAATACATATATTCTGGACAGAATACAGAAATACTAAGTTTTGATATTGATATTAACTATCTATTTTATACTGGAGCAAATCCGCAGGCAGAAACCAAAACAAAAAACGATGCTAATACAGATAATAAAGGCACAGTCGGCAGCAATCCAAAAACGGTAGTGGTAGAGAAAGGCAATTCATCTGTAGCACAGGCTGCAAATCTAGGTAAATCTAAAGTTAAGAAAAATCCTGATCTGTTTAATGTGTTGCGAGGAGGATCAGGAGACGTAGATGTTGAACAAAAAATTGCACAAAGTTTCCAAGATGCATTTCTCAATGTCACAAGTGCTGACCTAGTAAAAATTAATTTTACAGTAATGGGGGATACTTATTATTTGATTGATAGTGGATTAAGTAATTACTTTGCTGCAGAATCAGGATCGTCAACTCTATTAACTGAAGACGGAACTATGAATTATGAAGGACAAGATGTTTACATATACATTACATTTAGAACACCTGCAGATCTAAATGAAAATGGCAGTTTCAAGTTCGATGACGGTGTGAGTCCGTTCAGTGGTATCTACAGAGTAATCAAAGTTATTAGTAAATTTGAAGGCGGAACATTTAAGCAAGAGTTACAATGTATTAGAATGCAAGCACAACCGACTGACTTTGATGGCAAAAAACTACAGACAAGCACACAAAATAATTCAACTGTAAAAGTAACTGGCGAGGCAAAAGATAAAGAAAGTGTCAGCGAAGAAATTTTAGTAGCAGATCCTGGTGGTACTATCACAGTAGGTCCCATACCACCCGGAGAAGGCTACGCTGACTTACCAGGTGATGACGGTGACTACGGACCGATGAACGGACCGCAATAAGGAATAAAAAATGGCAATACAAAGAAGAAAACCTAGTAAAGAAACAGCAGGCGTAAATTTAGGCGCCGGAGTCATTCTTGCGAAAGTTATTAGTGTCATGGATCCTACCTTTAACGGAAGACTTCGTGTAAGTCTTTTAAAAGCACAAGGTAATGATGTAGGAGCAGACAGACAAACATATACAGTTAACTATGCATCTCCATTCTTTGGTTATACACCGTATCCTGCTTTAGGAAAGAATAATAATGATTTCAACGACACTCAAAAATCTTATGGTATGTGGTTTGTTCCACCTGATGTAGGGGTAACAGTCATGTGTACTTTTGTTGACGGAGATCCTGGCGAAGGATATTGGTTCGCCTGTTTACCACCCAACTTTGCAAATAACATGGTACCAGCCATAGCAGGAAGCACACAGGTAGATTTAACAGATGCAGATAAGAAAAAGTTTGATACAACACAGCCACTTCCTGTGGGAGAGATAAACAAAATATCTAATAAAGAAGAAGCAGAAAAAGATCCAGACAAAATTAAAAAACCTGTTCATCCTATTGCTGATAGATTTCTTGAAGCAGGAACTTTAGAAGATGATGTTCGTGGTGTTACTACCACTTCAGCTCGAAGACAAACTCCTAATGCTGCTTTTGGTATTTCTACTCCTGGACCTCTAGATTGGAGAGACGGAAGTAAAAGAATGACAACAGGTACAACAGAGAATCAATCACTTATAGGTGTTGCAGTAAGTAGACTTGGCGGCACACAGTTTGTCATGGATGACGGTGATGATAGATATGTTAGACAAACACCAGCAGCCAGTGGTCCTGTAAAATATATTGATGTTATAGAAAAAAGATTTGCTGATGCTGAAGGAGCTCAAACAAATGATAAAGGTGACGTAACTGTTCCTTATAATGAATATACAAGACTAAGAACAAGAACAGGACATCAGATACTATTACATAACTCAGAAGACTTAATTTATATTGGTAATTCAAGAGGAACGTCATGGATTGAAATGACATCAAATGGTAAAATTGATGTGTACGCAGCAGATAGTATAAGTGTACATACTGAAAATGATTTAAACATCAAAGCCGATAGAGATGTCAATATTGAAGCCGGAAGAAATATAAACATGAAAGCAACTGCCGAATATGTTTCAACTAATGAATTACATAGAAGAGATGCAGATGGAAATCCTATATCTAAAATACAAGACGGAAATGAATATGAATCAGGTAGAATACAAATTGAAAGTGCATTCAACACAAACATACTAATTGGCGCTAATGGTAAGATAGAAACTAGAAATTATGAAAATGCAGAAGGTATAAAAGTTGACGGATCTTTAGACATCAGTGTCATAGGTGACACAAAAATTACAACAGGATATGGAATAGTTACTCCACATGATCTCGACTTGATAGTATCTGGAGATACACTTATAAAAACTACTGGTAATCTGGATCTGAATACAGGTGGTAACAATGCATACACAGCCGGTGGTACAACAGATATTTTAAGTGGCGGCAATCATACTGAGACAGCAGCAGAAATACACATGAATGGTCCACAAGCAAGAGAAGCAGAAGAAGCAAGTCAAGCAGCAACTATTACTGCCTTGCATCTACATTCAACATTGTTTACAAATCCTGCTGTTGGATGGCCTAAACTTAAATACACTGACGGAACAATAAAAACAATAATGAAAAGAGTACCTATGCATGAGCCGTGGCCGTTGCATGAGAATAATGCTCCAGCATTACAAAATGAAACGTTTACCGACAGAGAACCAAAGGAGTAGTATATGAAAAAAATATACAATCAAAAAGCAGTAGCAGTTAACCAAGCAAGTGTTGGGTCTGCAGGAGCGAACACGTTTACATACAGAGGGTTCTCTTCAAAAAACAAAAAAAGCGGATTTAAATTATATGATATTGACTTGGTAAAACAGGATATTATCAACAACTTCTACATAAGAAAAGGCGAAAAGTTAGAAAATCCGACCTTTGGTACTGTAATATGGGATATGATCTTTGAACAGTTTACTGAAGAAGTAAAGAATATTATAGCCAAAGACGTAGAAACTATTATAAACTATGACCCTAGAGTTGTAGTTCAAAGCGTTAGTGTTGATAGCACAGAACAAGGCATGAGAATTGAAGCAGATGTGGTGTATGTTCCATTTAATGTAACCGAAAGAATGCGCTTTAATTTTGATAGAAATAACTCGGTTATAAACTAAGCACTTAATTACAAGGGCTAAATATTACAATAGGAATATAGTTAATGAGCACAACGTCAAGACAGAACAATTTAATACTAAATCAGGACTGGACTCGCATCTATCAAACGTTTAGAAATGCGGATTTTAAGTCTTATGATTTTGAAAATATCCGCAGGGTAATTATTTCTTATCTAAGAGAAAACTATCCTGAAGATTTCAATGACTATATTGAAAGTTCTGAGTATATGGCTCTAGTTGATGCAGTAGCATTTTTAGGCCAAAGTATCAGTTTCAGACTAGATTTAGCAAGTAGAGAAAACTTTTTAGAATTAGCAGAGCGTAAAGAAAGTGTTCTTAGAATTGCTAGAATGTTGTCCTACAACGCAAAAAGAAATATAGGATCTAGTGGCTTATTAAAATTTAATACAATATCAACTACAGAAAATATTATTGATAGTAATGGTAGAAACTTAGCACAACAAACTGTAAAATGGAATGATCCTACAAACAGTAACTGGGCAGAACAGTTTGTGTTAATTCTTAACGCTGCTATGGCTGACAATACAGAGTTTGGTAGAAGTGAAGGCGCTGCTACAATTCAAAGTATACCTACCGAGCAATATAGATTTAGAACTACTTCAAATGATGTTCCATTATACAACTTTTCAAAATCTGTTGCTGGTAGAAATATGGCATTTGAAATAGTAAGCACAGCGTTTAAGGAACAAGAATTTATATATGAAGAAGCACCAACACCGGGTAACCAGTTAGGGTTTGTATACAGACAAGATGGAAAAGGTTCAGCAAGTGCAAACACAGGTTTCTTTTTACAATTTAAACAAGGAAGTTTAGAGTTTGCAGACTTTGATATTAGTACTCCAACAACAAATGAAACAATTTCCGTAGAGACAAACAATATTAATAATGATGATCTTTGGTTGTTTGGTTTGAATAGCGCAGGCGGCCAAGAGCGTGAATGGGCTAAAGTAAGTAATCTAACAGGAAACAATATTGCATACAATAGTATAGTAGGTAATATTAGAAATATTTACTCAGTGTCTACACAACCTAACGATAAAGTCAATCTTATATTTGCTGATGGCACATACGGAAATTTACCGCAAGGATCTTTCAGAACGTATTACAGAGTAAGTAATGGACTTGAATATGCTATTGCTCCTAATGACATGAAAGGTATCTCAATCGATATCAATTATTTAAATAAATCAGGTATTGCACATACACTTACTGTAAACTTAGGTTTGCAATATACTGTTAATAATGCAGCGGCAACAGAAAGTATTGATACAATTAGGCAAAATGCTCCTGCACTTTATTATACACAAAACAGAATGGTTACTGGAGAAGATTATAATCTTGCTCCGTTAGCAAGTTCTCAAAACATTTTAAAAATAAAAGCAGTAAACAGAACTTCAAGTGGTATTAGCAGAAATTATGACATTGTAGATGCAAGCGGAAAATATAGTGCAGTAAATGTTTTTGCTGATGATGGATACATTTATAGACAAGAAGCAGAAAGAAGTTTATTTTTAAAGTTCACAAGCAAAACTGAAATTATCAATTTCATAAGGCAAAACATTGAAGGTGCATTTACTGATAAAGACTTATATAATTTTTACATTACCAAATACGAAAGAGTAACATTTAGTGAAAAAACAACAGTGTGGAAAAGTATTACTAACGATTTAAATAGCGGAACTGGTTATTTTACAAATACTATTGATAACAGTCTACTTAAAGTTGGTACATACTCAACGAGTAGTTTAAAATTCCTTACTGTTGGGTCAACAATTAAATTTACTGCCCCTGATGGTTTTCACTTTATGACAACTCAAAATAATAAATTGATGGCCGGCACCGCAGATCATACAGGAAGTTCAACTTATATTTGGGCTAAAGTACAATCAATTATAGGCGATGGTACAAATGCTAATAGAGGTGCTCTTGCAAACGGATTAGGACCAATTACTTTTAATGAAAATATTCCAGAAGGTGCAATAGCAAATAGTATTGTTCCAAAGTTTGTTAACGATTTGAGTGTAGCACTTGAAACAGAAATTACTAACCTTATGTTTGCAAGTTTAAACTTTGGTTTAAGATATGATACTGCTGACACTTCATGGAAAATTATACAAAATCAAAACTTAGATTTAGTCAATAACTTTAATCTAGGTAAGGCAGGCGATATAACAAATGAGAATCTTGATGGTTCTTGGTTGTTTGCATTTGTAAAAGAAAACGATCAGTATGTAATTAGAATTAGAACATTAAATTATGTGTTTGGAAGTGTTGAGCAAAACAGGTTTTATTTTGATAAAAACGAAATTGCTTACAATAATTTGACAGGAAAAATTGCAAAAGATATTGTTAATATTTTAGGTATTAATAGTCAGACAACTACTGCATCAGCATTAGGCAGAGATTATAAATTTGAAATCACAGATACTATATCGTTTGATGACGGGTATGAAAGCAACAAAGAAATAAAATTAAGTTTTAGTGATAGCGATAGCGATGGTGTTATTGACGATCCTGATTCATTTATACAAGTTGCAGGTGCTGATTCTGAGTTAAACTATTTGTTCTTTGAAAGAAAAATAGATGAATACGGTACAGACGTATTAAGTCTTTTTGATAATAGTACAGGTACAATTATTATAAGAGATAAAGAAGCAGATGTTAATGTAAATGATTACACTAATGGTCAATTAATTTATTTTAGTGACATTGCTGAAGATGTAGTTAAAACAGTTAATAGAACAACTAACATCCTTGAATTAAACAGTAACTATGTTGCTTATATAGGTAGAAGAAATTTAAAATTTCAATACACACATGCCGCTAGTGAAAATAGAAGAATTGATCCTAGCGTAACTAACATTGTTGATTTATTTCTATTAACTAAAAATTACGATACTGCATATAGAAATTATCTTGCAGGTGCAACAACAGAACCTGATGCTCCTACAACAGATAGTTTAAGAATAGAATTTGGTGCTAATCTAAGTGAAATTAAAACTATTAGTGATGAAGTAATTTATCATCCTGTAAAATATAAAGTATTATTTGGTTCTCAAGCAGCAACTAAATTACAGGCCGAATTCAAAGTAGTTAAAAATTCAGATAAAGCAATTAATGATAACAATTTAAAAGTAAGAATTGTTACAGCAATAAACAGGTTCTTTGAAATTCAAAACTGGGATTTTGGTGACAGATTCTATCTAAGTGAATTAACAACCTACGTTATTAACACAGTAGCACCTGATGTTACTAACTTTGTAATTTTACCTAGATCATCAGCACAATCATTTGGCAGTCTTTTTGAAATACAAAGTAACCCAGATGAAATTTTTGTAAGTGGTGCAACAGTAGACGATATCAAAATTGTTACTAGCATTACCGCCGCTGAAATTAGATCAAGCACAGGAACAATAGAAAGTGATTCACAATCAAACACAACAAGTTCAAGCGCAAGTACAAGTTCAAGCACAAGTACAGGTTCTAGCACAAGTACAAGTACAGGTTCTAGCACAAGTACAACTACTACGAGTACAGGTACTACAGGTTCTAGCAGCGGAGGTTCTAGTTACTAATGGCAGATAAGGTTTACCCTAACAGTCAGTTACCTATTAGAAAAAGTTCAGAGCTTCTTCCAGAAACTTTTAGAACAGATGCTAATGACAAATTTCTATCAGGAGTAGTTGATCCTCTTGTACAACCAGGTGCATTGGATAAACTATCAGGATATGTTGGTAGAAGATTTGGCAAAACTTATAACGGTAATAGTGTATATTTAGATACTGACAATACTTTAAGAAGTAGATATCAGTTAGAGCCAGGCGTTACAGTTGAAAATAATCAGGTTGTAACTAAGTTTTACGATTATCTAGATTTTAAAAATATTGAAACTTTCTTTGGTAATTCAAACGAAAGAGATGATAAAACTACATTCCAAGAGCATTACAGTTGGAATCCACCTATAGACTGGGATAAGTTTATAAATTATAGAGAATACTATTGGGTACCTGCTGGTCCACCTACGGTGGCTATCTTTGGTCAAACACAGGATATTCAATCTACATATAAAGTT